CCACCAGTCTTCCGGCCACGGAACCATAATACCTACGTCCGGATCGGCAGAGGCCATGGTCCCCTCAATGGAAAACTCATGTTCCTCGCCGTTGACCTCTAGGTCAAGGATTATTCTTGTCATGTTTGACCACCTCCAGCTGGTCTTCTGAGAATCCCCATCCAACAATCCCGTCGATGAAGATATATTTTGAGCCGTCCGGCATCAGCTTGATCATCCTGATCTTCCTGTCCGGCTTGAGCCGTATTGTGTCTCCTATTTTCATTTTCCGTGGTCCATTAATAGAATAATTGCGATTAGAATAGCGGCGGCGAGACCTAGCATCTGTCCACCAGTTCTTGCAAGCGGCGCTTGATGCTAGCCTTGGGGAACCCGAGAGACGCGAACAGGGCCGCCCCGCGTTCTATTAGGTTGAAGAACACCTCGTATTCGAGCGCAATGACGCGATTACGATGGTCATCGCGAGCCAGCCAGAGCTGGTAATCATCACAGGTTAGGTAAGCACCGTCACCTAGGTAGAATGATTGGTCTTTCATTATAGCGCGCCTTTGTTCTTGACGAACCGCATTAGCTCGTCTTTGCATTTGAAGCATAACTCGGCTTCCTCTTCATCTCGGGTGTAGTTAAGGACTATGCGCACCGTGATTTGGCACACCTGCTCGTGGCTAGAGATTTGATCCCCGCACCAATCGCAGCTATAGAAAATCTCGGTGCGCTGTGCCATTATTTCAGCTCCTTCAACAGAAGTGACAGTTCGCGGGCTGATAGACGGCGACCGGGTGCTGCCTGCAGCTCGATAGCCGAGACCACCTCAACCACGAACAGCTTCGAGTGATAATCGCCCTTGGATTGAAGCAAGCGGGCTGCGTGGGCTTCAGCGTCCGGCTGACTTTCAAACCACGTACGCTGGCAAGCTAGATTAGTGGACTTGTCACCGATCACACAAAATTTAGACATTTTCCTTGGTTCCTTTGGTTAAGCCATTAATGAGAAAGTCCACATCGGTTGGCAACTCCAGATGCGGCATCAGGGCGTACTCACGCAACATACGGTCCCGCAGTTCTATTAGCAGCGGATGGTGAAGGGCTGGCGTGTTCTCGAATAGCTCGATCAGCTTGCGCCATGTGAAGGACCGGAACACCGTCCGGTACTTGTCTAGGAAGAACTCGCGTATCTCCTTAGATGGAGAGTCTAAATAGAGCTTCCAACGTTGCCGAGGCAGCTTGCCGTTACGCAGGCGGTTCTCTAGGGTGTCCTTGACGGCGGGCCACCACTCCGGCTGACGCTCGGCCAAATCAATGATGCGGCGGGTAGGCCGGAACGGGATAGCCTGCTCGGTGACCGGGGCGTTACCCCGTATACGACGCATTCGTGCCCGCTGCTTCTGTAGCAGGATGAGACGACGCTCTGGTGTTAACGAATCTCTCCAACGCTGGACGCGGGACTTCATCAGACACCTGCCTTTCTGAGCAAAGCTAACACCTCTGCGTGGGTGGCGTTATTCTCGAACGCGATGATCTTGTCCGTCTGAATGCCGGGCAAATGCCTGAGAGCGTCGGCCAGAGCATTTCTTGCCGCTATCCAACTGTCGCCCTTGTACACAAGGTACATGGCCCCCACGATAGAACATGAGGCGACCGAGGCGGGGTCGATCAGCCACGAGATTTCGGCACCCGCCTCGTCTGTGAACATATGGTGGCCGCCGTTCCAGTGAGAACTATCTTTGAACAGGTCCAACATAGTATTATATCGTCTCATTTTTGCCTCGTTTGGTTGTCTACTAGGATAGTATAGCACAGGCTGGGAGGCTCGGCTATGTGACAGAGTGTCACATGTCTGTATAGCACGGTATATACCCGACGCGAGAACATATGGCCGGGTGCTATACGCGGGGGGTGCGTTACGCCAGAACATAAACTCGTGGATTGTATGCAGAACGCATACTCGGTTATGCACGGGCCGCGATATGCACGGGGCGCTAGGATGAAACATCGTTCTGTCGGCGGAGATACACCGTGCGATACGCGGTATAGCACACCACTAAAGCGGCGGCAAGGAGAAGGAGAGTGTGTATAGCACCGTCTACACTATGCACATATCTCTCCTCTATAGTCTTTGGGTAAAAAAATTGTATACAGTGTAATTGTATAAACACCACACACCACGGAGACTATGGACACGCGTACCGTATGATACGCGGGGTGTGCGTATCATTCTGCTGGCAACCGACGTTGCGCGATTTCGAGAGTTGACTGAATCATGCTCGGTGAAGGCCACCAATAGTTGCGGTGGTCGAGTGCAACTCGCCAGTCATTGTGTTCAGGATCGTGTTCAGGCTTAGCTTTCGATAAGCTTGGGTAGTAGGTCTTGAAGTAAGTCGCGACTGTCTTGGAGTGGGTAGCCGCTTCCGGGCCTTGCCATATTCCTTTGATTGGGTTAAAGGCGTTCATTGCCGCCGATAGCTGCTTGTAGGTGGTCATTTCAGTGCCTCGATTGCGTTGAGCCAAGGACCAAGCACAATAGCTAGGTTGGCGAGGTTAAGGATGATAACTATGGCAAGGACGAGCTTCATGCTTGTCTCCTCAAGGAAGTGCCCCGGCCTTTCGACCGGGGCTGTTGGGCTTAGACTGCTGCGGCCTTCTTAGCAGCTGCGAGGCGGCGCTGTTCGGCTGCCCATTCGCCGCCGTCGAGCTTCAGCTCTTCGCCGTTGTTGGCTTCGGCTGGAATGACCATCACTCCCGAGATCATCACCTTGCGGCGCACCATGTTGCCTGCGTTCATGCGCTGCTGGCCGTTGTTGAGGCCGGGCCACTCTTTGTCAACGCCGTTAGCGCGGGCAATGGCGTAGACCTTGCCCAGATCGACTGGAGCCTTCTTGGACGAGCCGTTGCAGAACTGCTTGAAGGTCTTGGCGAACCAGTCGCCGTTGGACCGAGCATCGCCTCGGGCTTTGTACTCGTCGCGGTAGCGCTTTGGCACGATGGTCTTGCCGTTGGTTGCCTCTTCGGTAGCTTCGGCTTCGTCCGCTTCGGCTGCCTCTTCTACGGCCTCGGGTGCCGCCTCCTGCATGTGGTCGAGGGCCGCTGCGATCGCCTCCTGAAGGTCGGCGCTCTGGTGCTGCTCTTCGTCTGTCGTGGTCACGATGAACGCGAAGTTTTCGCCCTCGCCGTCCCATTCGATCGTGCTGATCAGTGCCTTGTGCTCGTTGAGCGCGATACCGATCTGCTTGCTCTCTGCCTTATTCGGGCTTGTCTTCTGTCGGGCCATGGTAGTTCTCCTGTACACGACGCGTGATTGCGTCTTGGGACCATCTTAGCACGGCCAAGGCTCGCAGTCTATGTGACAAGGTGTCGCAGTATCGGGAGTTGTGTTCTGCTTGCTGTCGGTTGTGTTCTGCTTGCCGGGTCGAGCAAAATAGGTCTTTCCTGCCCTTCCGAGGGGTCTCCGAACGCGTCTGTTGGTCTTCGCTATATAGGTAGCTGGACATGCGCTCGATATGTCTCCTCGGGCTTCTCTGTGGCACTACCGCGAGTAGTATTGCACAACTCCAGATTGCAGAATTGCCCATCCCTCCCATTCGCGTCGCCCTCTCGGGGGCGCGTGAACCCGGCCTTGCGACCGGGTGCGTTTAGTTAGATGAATTGGGCGTTGCCGTCGTCGTCCATTTGGGCGATGATTTTATGCCCGCTGATTTTGGAGGTCCGGCTGGCTGCTTTCTGGGCGTGCCTTAGGAGGTCCTCTTGGTTGGCCTTGAGTATCCATGGGTCGTTGCTGCATATCCCTTCGTATTCGTCGTAGGCGGCTTCGATTGCCTCTTGGCGCGTTGGTCCGGTCATGGTCTTCTCCTTTGGTGGGTAGACTGGGCGGCCTCTGTGCGAGGCCGCCGTGCCTGCCTACTTGGGGCACTCCTCCACGCGCCCTTCGGGCGTGATCACCCAGTCCGGCATCTCGCTGTCCGGGTCTAGGCGGGCTTGGATGTGCTCGTCGCTGCCGCCTTGGCAGGCGATCGATAGATAGAGGCGCTTATGCGTCCTCATGAGGTCGAGTATCTCGTCCATCGGCTTGGTCTCCTGATCGGGCTGCGTGTGCTGCCCTTGGGACTATCCTATCACAGGCGAAGGCGGCGATCAATGCGACAGAGTGTCGCAGTATCGGCTCGTGTGGCGCTGCTCGGGCCTGCGGCCTCTCTCCGGGCCTCCTTGGGGTATCGGAGCGTCTCTGCTGGTGCCCGGCATGTAGGTAGCGGGCTGGGTGCTTGATGCCCCTCCTCGGGCTTCTCTGTGGTGCTACTCGGAGTGGTGCTCATACAACTCCAGATTGTAGGTTAGCTCATCCCTCCCATTCGCCCCGGTGCTGCCGGGTGCGTTATTGGGCCGCCCTTGGTGCGGGCGGCCCTCTATGTGGCCTTTGGTCTATGCGTCGAAGTCCGTCTCGATTAGGACTTCGCGTCCCGCCTCGATGTCGTCGGCCATCTCGCGGATGGTCTCGGGGTATGCTTCGGCTAGCGCGTCTTCGGCTATGTCTTCGGTCGGCTCCGGGTCGCCTTCGGCTGTGGGCGTGGCGTATTCGGCTAGGGCCTTGGCGGCGGCGCTGGTGATCGCGTCGTCGTCGTGGTATTCGGCTTCGCGGTGGTCTGCGAGCGCCCGGAGGGCGTCGGCGGCTTCGTGTCGTGTCATGGTCTGTCTCCTTTGCTCCTCTATCCTATCATGGCCGAAGGCGGCGATCAATGCGACAGAGTGTCGCAGTATCGGGAGTTGCATCTACTCGCCCCGCGTGTGGCTGGGCTGGGCTGGGCTGGGCTGCGTGTATCGGGCGCGGGTCTGCTCGCCCCGGTTGTTGATCGCCCTGCGTGTGCTGCGGCGCGGTCTGCGCGCTGGGGTGGTATGCTCGCTCCGCGTGTGGGGGCTGGGTCCTGCTATCGGGGGTTGGCCCGCTGGCTTCGCGCCCCCTCTTTCTTGTGCGAAAGGACCCGCGATGAAGTGAGATGAAGGTGTGCGCGTCCCGAAACCCCCACTCCTCTCCCCGCTTTTTGGGTCCCCCGGCCATACCCCCGCCCCCTCTCAAACGCGCCCCGCCCCTCCTATAATGCTCTCAGCGGCGTGCGTATACCACCCGCCCCATATATACCGGGCGTATAGCACGCCTCTCCCGACCCCATCCCCGTGTCACGGCGCATATATGCGGCGCGTGGTCACATCCCCCTTGCGCGACCACCCCCGGTCGTGTTATAGTGCGTTATGGACGTACGGGGTCTTCCAGCGCGCAGAAAGATACTAGCTCTTCGGTACATGGGTTACGACCCCGCCGAAATAGCTAGCATTATGTCTCTCCCTGTTGCCTCGGTCCAATACCATATCGACGCCGCCATTACCCTCGCCGCAGACCCCGACCGTGTTGCGGCGGTGCGCGAGGCCGAAATGGCAAAGCTAGAAGCCCTCGAAGAGGCATTCTTCCCTGTTGCAATCGGCGGCGACGTAGTTGACGACGATGGGAACGTTGCGGGTCCCAACGATAGCGCTGCGCGTACCATTCTGGCGATCATGGAGCGCCGCTCGAAAATCACTGGTGCCGACAAACCCGTCGAGCATCGCGTTACCCATTCTCTCGTTCACATTCTAGCCGATATGGCTAAGGCCCCCAAGGTAATAGAGGGGGACTTCACGGATGCTTGACACCTCCGTTCACTCTTTGCTGCTGCGCTGGCGTAACGACCCGGTGGCCTTCGTCCGCGAGGCGTTCGGAGTTGAGCCGGACGTGTGGCAGCTCGCAACGCTCACAGCATTACGAGACGGCGAGTTAAAAATCAGCATCCGTTCTGGCCACGGCGTGGGAAAGTCTGCCCTTCTCGCATGGATTTTGATATGGTTTCTGTGCACCCGTTACCCGGCCAAGATCGCGGCGACAGCGCCAAGCGCACACCAGCTGAACGATATTCTGTGGTCAGAAGTTAACATGTGGATTCGCCGCATGAAGCCGGAGCTAGCGTCGCAGTTCGACGTGAAGGCAGATAAAATCAACCTAATCGGGGGTGGCTTGGAATGCTTTGCAGTTGCCCGTACTGCACGTAAAGAAGCCCCTGACGCGCTACAGGGCATGCATTCTGAAAACATGTTGTTCCTCATGGACGAGGCTAGCGGTATTGACGAAGTAATTTTTGAAGTCGCTGCGGGTGCTCTTTCTACCCCCGGTTCCATTCAAATTCTCGCGGGGAACCCCCTCCGCAAGAGCGGGTACTTCTACAGAACACACCTTGAAGGGTCGGGGTTCTGGAAAATTAAAGTGGCTTCTACCGAGGCCAAGCAAGTGTCGCAGCAATTCGTTGAGGACATGAAAAAGTCCTATGGCGAAGACTCGAACACATACAAAGTGCGTGTGTTGGGCGAATTCCCGGACGCTGACGACGACACCCTTATCCCGTACGAACACATCGAGTCTGCCTGTAACCGCGACACGGTTGTAAAACGGACGAAGGCCGTGTGGGGTTTCGACCCTGCCAGATATGGCAACGACACAGCGTGTCTCGTGAAGCGCTTCCCGCGTGGCGTATTAGAAGACCCGAAGGTCTGGGTCAAGCTTAGCACAATGGAATTAGTTGGAAGGCTCAAAAATGAATACGATCGTACGCCGTCAGAGGAACGTCCTGATGTTATTTACGTCGATAGTATCGGCATTGGCGCCGGAGTCGTCGACCGGGCGCTTGAAGTGGGCCTTCCTGTCGTCGGAATCAACGTTAGCGAATCCCCGGCGATTTTGGGAGAGACTGCATTCCGTATGCGAGACGAGCTTTGGCTTCTCGCTGCTCAATGGCTTGAAACCCGTGAGGTCAAAATCCCGGCGTTCCAGCGTCTCGTAACGGAGCTATCAGCCATCAAGAAAGGGTTCACTTCTGGTGGCAAAACCCGCGTAGAATCCAAGGACGATATGAAGAAGCGGACGATGCGCAGCCCAGACGTTGGGGATGCGTTCGTCTTGACCTTCGCATACACATCGCCAATTGGATTCATTGCAAACGATAACGTGGTGTCGTGGAAAACCCCGCTGCGCCGTAAACTCAAAGGAGCATTCGTATGAAACAGACGATGAAGAATGGATTTGTAGTCAAGTCCAAGCATCCGAACCCCTACGCGGGGGTGAAGAAAGCCTCCGTGCCGGGAACGCAGGCTAAGAAGGCCACCATTCCGGGCTACGGTGTGAAGCCTGTGATGAGCAAAGGCGGAATGTTCAAGTAATGGCCAAGAAAGCTACCAAGTTCAAGCCAATGGACCTCGACACGCTGCAATCGATCGTGCGTGACGAGATTAACGATGCTGTCCAATTCCTTGACTCGGAGCTTTCTGGCATTCGCATCACCGCTGACGCTTACTATCGCGGGCAGACCTCGCTTGGGGTAGAGGAGGGACGGTCGCAAGTAGTCGTGACGAAAGTCCGCGATACCATTCAGTCGATCATCCCTTCTGTGGGCCGGGTCTTCGGGGCCACCGAAAACATCTTAGAATTCATTTCGGATGACGAAGAAGATGCGGACATTTGCAGCGATATTACCGAGTTTACGAACTCAGTATTTAAAAAGAACGACGGATTTGAAACTACCATTGTGGGCACAACTGATGCTCTTAAAGCTCGTATTGGTATCGCTCAAATTGATTACGACTATGTTAATGTACCCTCCACCCCTGTAGAGCCGTTCGACGAAGATGATTCTGATGCAGAAAATCCTCAAGAGAACGCCGCCCAAACAGAAGAAGTTGACACGCCTGTTGAGGCGGAATCCCCGGATGAGCAGGAAGATGATGCTGAGGAGAAGCAGGTAGACCAATCACTTTCTGCGCGTGGTGTTTGGTCCTTCAACAGTGTCCCACCAGAAGAGTTCTTCGTCAATGCTACAGCTACCAGTCTCAAGGCTGCCCGTATATTCGGTCGCAGGCGCAACGAGCGCATTTACGAAGTCATCGAAATGGGCATCGATTACGATGACATTAAGGACTTGGCTGGCGACGACGATTCCCAGATTAAGGACGAGCGCAATCAGCGCCGTCAATTTGTCCACGACAACGATGACAGCACGACCCCTGATGATCCGTTGTCTCGCGAAATTCTTCTGACGGAAGGATTCATTCGTGTGGACTTCAACGGTGATGGTCGTGCCGAGCTACGTAAGTTCGTCGCCGTTGGAACCAATTACAAGGTGGTCAAGAACGACCCGGTTGATTTTCATAACTACGCGGTGTTCAAAACCTCGCTTCAGCCGCACGTTTTCCACCCCATTTCTCTTGCAGAAGACATGGTTCAGGACCAAGATGCGCAAACGGCGCTCCTGAGATCAATCATTGACAACGCGGCCTTGGTCAACCAGCCTCGCACCGTGTTGAACGATTCTACCGTCAACGTAGACGACGCGAAGAACAACGAAATCGGCGCTATTATCCGCGCCAAGCGTATTGAAGATATCCGTGAACTCGTTACGCCTTTCGTAGCTGGCCAGACCCTTCCGGTCATGCAGTATCTCGATGGCGTTTCTGAGCAGCGCTCTGGCATCACTAAGTTAAGCCAAGGGCTGTCTTCTGACACGCTTCAGAGCACTTCTCGTGTCGCCGCGAATGCTGCCGTAATGGGTGGCGAAGCCCGCATGGAAATGATGATTCGGAACATCGCTGAGACGGGCGTTCGGGACATATTCCTGATCATTCTCCGTACAGCAATGTACAAGATGAAGGGCGCGGTCAGCATTCCGACTGACGAAGGTAAGTTCAAGACGGTTCGTCCGGACCTCTGGCACGATCACTTGCACATTCGTTCGGCTGTTGGCGCGGGCGCGGGCAAGGTTGACGACAAGAAGGCCGCTCTTAGCGCTGTCGCCGCTGTCCAGCAACAGACCGTTCAAACTCTGGGCCTTTCGAACCCGATCGCCAGCTGGAATAATCTCCGGAACACCTACAAGAAGCTATTCTCTATGGCGGGTATTCACAACATCGGGGATTATCTGCCCCAGATAGATGACAAGGACCTTGCGGCTCTCGATCAGAAGATTAACCAGCAGAAAGCTCAGGCTGCTCAGCAAGAGATGCAGCAGAAGATGACTGAGATGCAGTCCTACGTTCAGGTAGAGCTGCAGAAGGTCAATCAGCGCCACGAAGCGGCCACGATGCGCATGCAAGAGAATATGCAAAAGCATCAAGACCAGATGGCAACCAAGATTTTGAGCCTTCGTGCCGAACTGGCTAAGGCTCAAGGCAAGAACAACACAGAGGTGTCGCTTGCATTGATGGAAGATGACCGGATGCGCGACGCGGCTGACCAGACGTTTATTGCAAATATGTCGAAGATTGGTGGAGACATTCATGCAGCTGATGCTGATGTTAGTGCTCCTCGCGGCGATTTGGAGCAAAGAGCACAATGATGACCGATCGCCAGCTTCGCGAACAGAAAATAAGCCTCAAGGCGTTGATGGGGATGCCGATATTTGATGAAGCAATCGAGGCTGTAAAGCTCGAAATTGCTCAGGATATACTTCGTGAATCTAATAGGGACGTAAGGGACAGTCTCTATAGTGAAAACCAGCTTTTTGAGAAAGTGGTGGCCCGTCTCAAAAGGTACGCAAACGACATTTCAATGGAGAAAGACCCATGGCGGGCGAAAACACAATCGTAGACACAGCTGACGGCAACAAAAGCGTCATTGAAGCCATTCTGCAGCGCCCCGCGAAGAGCGCCTCGAATATCCGTATGGTCAAAGAGGATGCCCCGAAGGCTGATGACAAGGCTGATGAAGCTGATGACGAACCTTTGGATGGCGAAGAACCACTCGACGGTGACGAAAACCTCATTGAAGACCCTTCTGGCGACGACGAAATCGTTGACCCGTCTGGCGACGATGAAGAGAACCCCGACGAGGTTGCTGCGCTTGACGACAAGGCCAAAGTTGAGGTCATGGTCGATGGGAAGCCTGAGAAGGTAACCCTCGCTGACCTCAAGAAGAATTTTTCTGGCAACAAGGCTATTGATGCGCGTGTCCAGAAGGCCACTGAGAAGCTCAACGAGGCTTCCAAGTGGCACGACACTATTCTCCGTACCAACACAATCGCCGCTCAGCGTCTTGCACAGATCGACGAAGTGCTCCAGAAAGTCGCTCAGCCCGAAATCAATTGGGAAGAACTCAAAGCGAAAGATCATGTGGCCTATCTTGCCGCTCGGGATGAGCAGAGGCAGGCTCAGGAGAAGCGCGATCTTATCAAGAAGCAGCGCGATCAGCTTCTGTCGGAGAACGCCGCTATCCAGCAGAAGGCTGCTGACGAATATGTGGCCAAAGAGACCGAGACACTTATCTCGAAAATGCCTCACATGCGCGACCCGGTTAAGGCCAAGAAGCAGGTCGAACGCTTCCAGCGCACGGGTTCTGCTTACGGTTACACCCCTGAAGAAATTGGTGGAGTGGCCGACCACAGGGCGTTTCTAGTTCTCGAAGATGCCGCAAAGTGGCGTGCATACAAAGCGAAGCTTGAAAAGGCTAAGCAGGACCCGACGAATGCCGACAACCCGGCTACGAAGGCTCCTAAGACAGTTATCCGTGGTTCCCAGAATGCAACGGCTGCTTCTATCGCTGCTAGGCGGAAGCAGAACGAGGCTGTTCGCCGCAAGGCGGAGGCTTCTGGTGAACCCGACGATATCGCCCAGCTCCTGCTGGTGCGTAAAGGAGGCCGCTGACAGGAGGCGAAAGCCCACGCCTGTTCAGCATTAATACAGTGGCGTAGGAGGCGAAAGCTTACCCCGAACCCACGAACCGCGTAAGGACTACAAGACTGTTGACGCGTTTGCAGACAGCTTGCCAACCCCAACCAACCATTAAGAAGGAAGAAACAAATGTTTCGTATTCGTTCTCTACTCCTTCCTTGGCAGGCTCAGGTGGCTTTTGCCGTTACTGCAGCTGCTTTGGAAACCTACGATTCGGTTACCCTCCGTGAAGACCTCTCGGATGCGGAAAACCTGATCACCCCGACTGAAACTCCGTTCATTTCGATGATTTGCGGCACCAACGAAGCCACAAAGACCCTTCATGAATGGCCTCTGTTGGAACTCTCCGCCGTTGACTCAGCCAACCGGGTTATCGAAGGTGAAGACGCTCCAACCGTTGACGCTCCTGACGTTGCTTATCGTCGTTCCAACTACACGCAGATCTCCGACAAGACCGTAAAGGTCACGGATACTTCACAGCGTGTTGATGGCGCGGCCAGCATCGAAAAGTTCTCGAAGCAGATTGCTTACAAGCTGAAGGAACTCAAGCGCGACAAGGAAACCATGCTGCTGAACAACGTAGCTGGCAACCCCGGTGCTTCTACGACGACTGCTCGTGTTGCGGCTGGCCTCCCGGCCTTCCTGATCACGAACGCTCAGCGCGGTGCTACTGGTGCTGCTCCTACGCTTTCTGGCGGTACGTCGGGCTACCCGAACGCTGCAGCGACTGACGGCACCCTTCGTGCTCTCACGGAAGACATGCTGAACACTGCGATTACCGCAGCGTGGACTCAGGGTGGTGCTCCCAAGTACTGCCTCATGTCCCCGACCAACAAGCGCCTCGTTTCGAAGACCTTTGCGGCCAACGCCACGAAGTACAAGAACGCTGACGACAAGAAGTTGGTTTCCGCGATCGATGTTTATGAATCCGACTTCGGTCAGGTTCAGATCATCCCCGATCGCTTCAGCCGTGGCCGCGATGTGTTCGTGATCGACCCTCGCTTCTGCAACATCTCCAACTTGCAGCCCACTCGTCAGCTGGATTTGGCCCGTACTGGCCACACCCAGAATAAACTGATCCAGTCGGAATACACTTTGGAAATCGGCAACGAAAAGGCTCACGCCGTTATTGCTGATACTCAGGGCTAATTCCTGACTTGACAATAATACCGAGGGGAATTATCCCCTCGGTTAACCCGGAGAAGAAAATGAGTGCCCTCAATTCTAATTCAATTACCAACGTCTTGGCCCTTCTGGCTGGCGTTGTCGCAATCGCTCCCAAGGTCGTTGGCTGCAGCATCGATGCTGTTACACATGTTGCCTCGTGCGCCGACAGCTGGGTCGGTCCTCAATATGCTCCTTATCTGGCTGGCGTTCTAGGTGTTGCTGCGTTTATCGCGGCGGCATTTGGCGGCGGCTCGATCAAGCAGAACCTGTTCTCCCCGGTCGCTCCGGTGGTTGAGCCTTCTGCCCAGACTTCTGGCGTGGTAACGCAGGCTCAAGTGGATTCCAAGTGACCACTATTCTTGCCATAGCCTCAGCCCTTCTGCAATTGGTCATGAAGTGGCTAGGCTATGAGCAACGGAAGAGAGATCGTGCTGATGGTGCAGCCGAACAAAGGGACATTGAACATGCGGATTCCGACAAAAGAATTTCAGATGCTGTCAATGCTTCTGATGCTGTCAAGTCTGGTGGCGGGGTGCCAACCTCCGCCGACCCATTTAACAGGGATAACGCCAGTGGCCCCTAGCGTTACTCCTCCGGTGTGTTCTGTGTGGCTGGACAGGTCTTACTCAGCCAAGCACGACACCCCGGAAACTGTTCAAGGGGTAAGAGAAAACAACGCGTCGCGAGACGCATACTGCAAAGGAGTAGTCAATGCCGCTAATCGCTAAGAAGCCCAAGAAAGACCCGTCAAAAGGTCCAAACCTCATTCCAGTGAAGGTCCCCGAGGGCAAGAAAGTCCTCAACCAGTACACTGGTGAGATGCACAACGAGCACGATATCTTCATGATGGACGAAAATCAGTCCATCCTGTTGTTGGCCGATGGTTCTGTCTTCGAGCCAACCGACGAAGAGGTCGATGCTTACAACCAATCCTTGATCGAAGCTGACCCTACCTTGGCCCCGGCCCCCGAAGTAAAGGCCGACGACAAGGCAAGCAAGCCCGACCCGAAGAAGGTGAACTGACATGGCAACCCTTGATGAAAAGCGCGACATTATTCTGGGCATCATGAATAAGACTGACGATCAGATGACAACGCAGGACTTGTCAGGGGTTGTTCGTCTTATTGTCGGGATTATGTGGCCGCTCCCAGATGCACCTCCTGCCTCTTCTGAAACGACTCCGGTCGTTCCAACGACTCCGCCCCTTCCCGCGAGTTCGCTTGAAGCAGCCATCGCCGCTGCAACGACCGAGGCTCCGGCCCCCGAAACCCCAAGCGCTGTACTTGCAGACCCGCCTGTTGCGGAACCTGCTCCAGCGAAAACATCAGCGGTGAGTTAACATGGCAAAACTTACTTCAAAAGCCCGTAAGGGTCTTCCCAAGAGCGATTTTGGCCTCCCCGGTTCGAAAAAATACCCGATGCCGGACAAGAGCCACGCTGCGAATGCGAAGGCCCGCGCTACGCAGCAATTTGATAAGGGCAACCTTTCTGCATCGTCCAAAGCGAAGATTTTCGCCAAGGCCAACAGGAAGCTCGGCAAATGATCGTCGACGAGAAATACAGGTTTGACAACGGTGGCCGCAAGATGACCATTGCGCGCATTCACGATGTTGAACCACTCATCGATGAAATTACCGATATCAAGAACAACACCAACAAAGGGTGGTCAAAGAGCCGGGTCTGGCGCAGAGCTGGTTCTATCCCCATGGTAGTCGTGCATGAACAGCTCATGCAAGGCAGGAATATTCTCGACGGGTCCGAAGACTCAGCCAAGTGGGTGAAGAAATGGCTCCGTGAGAACAGCAAATTTAGAGTGGGGAACGTATAAAATGGCATTAGGCTTTGCAGACGACACAGCAGTCCACGCAGTAGCAATTACTCCTTCCGATTCCAACGGAATCGGCGGCCCTTGCATGCGAATTCTTGTTGGCGGCGCTGGCACGATTTCACTGGTCACAGAAGGCGGTGAAACAGTTTCTCTTACCGTCGTAGCTGGTCAGGAGTTGAAACTTCGCGCCACTAAGGTCAACGCTACTGGCACGACAGCAACTGGCTTGGTAAGGCTCTGGTAACATGGCTTATCCAACAACGAACGCGGGTTGGCTAACCTACATTAAGGATTACCTTGATGTAGGTGATTATGCCGACGCTACTGTCCAATCGTTCTTGGATGAAGCTACGATTATGCTCAACCGTGAGCTGAACTCCTTCTGGATGGAAAAGGAAACAACTTACACCATCGCAGGTGGGTTTACCACGATCGACCTCATGGCGGCTGTGCCGGACTTCAACCGCATTCGTCTCGTGGGCATTCAGGGAAAATACCCCTTGGACTCCATGACCTTGAATGAGATTAAGACCCTCATCGCTGATATCGCAGCTGGGCAAGTTGATAGCGGAAGCGGACCAACGAATTACTGCATCACGGCTCAGAGGGTTTATTTACAGCCAATGCCCTCTCTGGCGGATGTTGTGGAGATTTCGTATTACGCTCAGGTGCCTGCTCTGGGCGGTGGCACTGATTCGAATGTTTTCTCCCTTCGTCATCCTGATCTCTTTACCATCGCTTGTGCTAAGGCAGCGGCCCCGTACATGGCAGAAGATGAGCGGGTCCCCGGCTGGGAGTCTTCTTATAACTCCAAAGTGCAGTCGATCAACGACCATGCAACGGATGCAAGAATTGGGAGCACCCCGTTGAAGCGCGTAGTAAAGGCATTGAAAAGGACTTACTGAATATGTCTGGTGGCAGCAATAATTCAGGTAGCAAGGGTAGCCAAAGCTCAAACTACACCTATAGGTCAGTCCCCGGAAACAATTCCGTGGGTAACTGGAATACTGGTGGAGGTGTTGTAGGCCGGGGTGACTTGAGCAGCGGCGATCATGGATCGTTCCAATACGCTCCCGGCTACAATGGACCCCGCGTAACTGGCGCTGCTCCGCCTCCAGCCCCTGCAGTTACTCCGACAGGCAAGTATAACCCTGCTGTTGCCGATGCTCTTCAGCAAGCTCAGCTCACGATCAACAGGGCGTTGGCTAAACGTACCCCGAGCATTGTTCAGAAGCTTATTCCTCCTGCCCCGCAGGCTGACGACGTTCAGATGCGCCCATGGAACGCCTTCTTCAATAGTTTGGACCAGTCAACTTGGGACACTCCGTTGCCTCCGATGTGGAATGGCGTGCCTTCTTATGACAACCCAACCAATCCGAGCGACACTCAGTTTGGTCCGCGTAATCCGTTCAACGCGAACAACAACACGAACGCACCAAACAATCTCAATAACTATAACATTACCCCCGGTGTCAATACCATCAAGTGGGGTACTCCGTCAATTGTAAGTAAAATCACCGACCGGAACGACCCCGGTGGCGTTGTTCGTTGGTAAAGGGCTAAGAGATGACAACCACAGTCAATTACGGATGGACCCTTCCAGTAGTCTACGGCGACACTGATGCTTGGGGCACGTTCCTGAATACCAACTTCACTGGTATTGATACCCAAGTGAAGGCCACGGATACTATTGCGCAGGCTGCCCTTCCCAAGGCTGGTGGCACAATGTCTGGTGCCATTGCGATGGGCACCAACAAGATAACTGGTCTGGGTGCCGCTACTGCTGCAACCGATGTTCCTCAGTTTGGACAAGTTCAGTCCGGCGTTGTGATGCATTCTGCGTCGGTTGCTGGTACTGTGGACGCTATTACGGCGGTTATGTCTCCGGTCACCACTTCTTATGTGACCAACGCAACTTACAAGGTGAAGTCCGCAGGCCCCAATACGGTTACCGCTCCCACTATTAACATCGATGGTATTGGTCTTAAGACCATTAAAAATGGCGCTTCTATTGCT